CAAAACTGATAAAGTTATCCTCAAGCCATTCTTTCAACTGATCAAGCTGAGCTTTCCCACCATGTAAAGTCAAACGTAAGTCAATTGTTAAAGGCTCGCTAGGCTCAAATTTTGCCACTTCTCGCACGTTGTTTTGTGGTTTTGGTGTAATTGTACCCTGTTCCAAAATCTCGCCTGTTTCAGCATCGTAAGCCTTGATATTCGCATTAGCATTTTTCTTGGCCGATTGAGCAATTTCTTCAAGTCGTTCAGCTTCTGCTTTTTCTTGAGCCTCTTTCTGCTCTTTGCGTGCAATCTCGGCATCACGATCTGATTTCATCATCTTGAGGATATCAACAAGGCTCTTACCATCTTCAAGATGTCTGATATAGCTATCAGCTGGCAAATCGTACTCTTGAGCTTGCTCTTGGATAGCTTGCTTGTTAGCTTTGTATTCTTCCAGCGCATTAAATTCTGAAAGCACTATGGCATCCATTTCATCAAGTGTTGTCTTTTTCAGCTCATACTTGCCTGTTTTAAAATGTTTTTTGAGGCTGTACTCATCGTATTTGTCAGCGAATGTGGATTTTTCAATCCCTGCAACCATACACTTATCCTCAAATGTGGCACGCACGACATCCACGCGCATCAATCGTTCATGTTCATCAATCGCATTAAGTCCTGCTGTGATGTTTGAGATGACATTATCCAATGGCTCAACTGTTTTCTTGTACCACTTCTCAAATTCCTTGTATGGATTATTAATGTTGTTTTTGATTTCCTTACGTCGAGTTTCCAGCGCCTCTTTTAGTTTATTAAGGCGTGTACGCTCATCATAATCAATCTTGTAAGTGGAGGCTGTCACCTCGTAATCTGTGTACTGTGCAACGATTGCTGCAAGTTGTTTCTCCACGCTATCATAATCAACATTGATTACTGCAGGTTGGAAATCTACCTTGATCTCTGTTAAGCTATTAGTTACATCTTTCATCATTTTTCCTCTCTTTGATTCAATTCTTTGGTATTATAGCTACCACACCGTGGACATTCTAAAAATGTCCAATCATCATTTGTTGTGGCCTTGTAATATAGATAACCACACTCTAAACATCCAAATTTGCCACTTAGCACATTAAACTCCTTGTTTTTCGTATGCTTTTTGAATTTGTTTAGTGAGATAGTCCATCAATATGTTATAGCCATCCACTGGCACTTGGTGGAAATCGTCTATTTGGTACTTGCTCAATACAAAATTTGCAACTGTATCAAATGGCGCTCCCTTAATCGTCGCAAACTCTTCAACATTCTTGATGATTTCTTGATACTGAATGTTGTCAATGTACCTTACTTGATTTTGTTCTTGTGCTTGCTGATTGTTTGGTTTCTGTTGCTGATTAGCCTGTCCTTGTTCTTGATTTTCTTCTACTGGATACTCGTCAATATCTTTTTCACCAATCGCAAACAACCCCTGCAAGGCATATTTTCGAGCGTATGAGCTGACTGCACCTGTCCATTGTGGATCTTGCATCTGCTTAATCTGTCCTTTTTGAGTATTAAATACTGGAACCGGACTCATTTCAGCGTATGCTGTTGATTGGTATTTCTCGTTTCTTTTATCATTGAAAGCTACGGCCGTTGCTTTTACAAAGATTTTGCCAACAAGCTCAATGAGTTCATCAGTTACGATTACAGACCAATCACTTTTCAACTCTTTGAAAGTTGTATAGATGTCCTCGGCATTTCTAAATGCGTACTTTACATCTTTTGATTTCTTTTTTTCTAGTTGCATTTTTTGTTGCAACTCTGGGAAAGTTAAATCTGCCATGTTTTATCCCCTTTTCTATCATTTGGGAGCTGGTAAGGCTAGCAATTCAGAACGCAAACCCTCTGGTCGTTGCTTGTCATAAGTAAATGATCTGTCACACTTTCTGAGATTTTCTCTCGCAATGTTATTGAATTGATTTAATCCCTTTTGATAGGCATTTACAAACAGCTCATCATACTCTTTCTGTTTGCGTTTTCTTGTTTGCTCACGTTCTTCTTGAGCAGCAACTAGAACCATGAACACAAACATCATTACCAAAATAGTTCCTAATCCTAAAAGCTGACTAGTTAGACTTGGTTCGTTCATTTTTTTGTCCTTTCATTTTTTCACTTTTTAAAATTTCTTTTTTCCAAGCTTGAGTCCCACGATACTGTAAGTATTCGTCAAACCCTTTGATTGTTACAAGCTGACCATCATTTCTAAGATGGTTTTTCTGACTAGGTAACTTCTTCATTTCTCGCCTCATATCTCCCGCTTGCCTTTTTGAACAGCCAAAGATATGCGCTAGTTCCTCATCGTTTGCAGAAATCTTCTCGATGATCACATCTTTAATTCTCACGATTTGAACTGCTTCCATATTTGCTCCTTTCGTGGTATACTTTACTTAGTATTTTTAGTGAGCCCCTGACGCTATCAGTGGGCTTTTTTGTTATTCCCCTATCTGCTATAATAAAATTAGAAAGGAGGTCCCGCCATGAGTAAAGAATTTGATGCTTTTAAAAATTCTACTTACGATACTTTGAAATCCATGATTTCTGGTGATGTAAATATCGTTTTAGGCATTATAGAGACTTTGCTTCAAGCTCAAGCAAAAGATCTTGAAAACACATTTACAAACCCAAAAATCAATGATTTGCTAAAGCGTGTCGATGAGTTAGAGTCTCAAGTCGATGAACTCTCGAAGTAGCATCATTTAATTTCTGCTCAGACTTTTCTTTCTCATTTTGAGTTTTAACAACAAAGTCTGAGCAAGCATCTTCCCATGCCTTGACTATTTCCGTAGTTGAGGCTTTTGTTTTACCACTAAATGGATACCGTTTAGGTCTCATTCTTTCTCCTTTTAAATCAAAGTCCTAAATTTGAAATTTTTCTCTTTTATTTATTAAGAGTAGTAGTACTTGTTGTTAGTTAGTATTTATTGTTATTTAATACTTGTTGTTAGTTAATATTTGTTAGTGCCTTATTTTACAACGTTGTAAAATACAACTTTGTAAAATACAATGTTGTAAAACGCAACTTTGTATTAATCAATTGTGGATAATTCAGACTCTTTAGATATTGCATCATTAAGTCGTTGTAACATGATTTCAAATCGAAAGTCAGTTATCCTTGTATCTGAGAAGAATCTGAAAGTCTGAACTCCTCGACCTCTACCGAAGCTTTTTTTGACCACCCTCATATAACCTGCATCCTCTAGTTTTTTTAAATGCCTTAAAATCATTTCTCTACTGACATTGAGGCGTTTAGCAATTTCTTCTGGATAGACATGCCAAGTCTCTTTGTTACTGAGAATAACCATCAATATACCGATTGTTGCAGGTTCAAGTTTTGGATCTCTCAGAAAATCATTTTTAACCGCTGTATAATCCTCAGTTGCATTTCTGAAAGATTAGTTGAACATTCAAATTTTTAAAATCTGTCATAATTTCTCCTTTCTAGTTCTCCTCAAATTTTTCCCATGACTCGCTGATCCGCAACTTTTTATTGATGCGTAGCTTTAAGTCATCGCTCCCTTTTCCATCCTTGAACAATTGCGTAATAGCTGACGGACTAACACCGACCACAGTAGCTAGGTCTGTCTGCGACCATCCACGTTTTTCAATACGCTCTTTTACAATATTGATCCATTTATGATGCTGTTGGCTCATATTACCTCCTCCTTTTAATTAGTTAAGTCAAAGAGTTAGTAAATTATTTTATAAAATGCTTGACAACTTTTACACCTTAGTGTAAAATGAAGGCATAATTAAAAACCTTGATAAAACATTATATCTATCAATTCACTTGCTCGCCAAAGCTGTTTTATTTTTAGATAAGTTTTAACTTTGTTTTTTACTAACTCATTAACTTTACAAAAACTATTTTACACTTAAGTATTATTTTTGTCAATAGAAAATAACACTTTTTTATAAAATATTTTTTGTCATGTCTTAGAAAAGGTGATATGACAATGTTTTCCACACTTGAAAAAATTAAAGAGCTTGCTCAAAAACGAGGGATAAGCCTTCAAAAAGTTGCTGAAGATTTAGGTTATAGTATAAATTACCTTTATACTTTGAAAGAAAAAACTCCTAAATCTGACCGTTTACAAGAAATCGCTGACTACTTTAATGTTTCGACTGACTATCTTCTTGGCCGGACGGATAATCCAACAATAGCTGATAAAGAACAATTCTTTTTTGAGGGCAAAGAGGTAGATGTTGAGGAGTTAGCCTCTACCGCTATGCGTTTTAATGGCAAACCACTAACTGAAGAAGATAAAAAAGCAATTCAAAACATAATAGAGATATATCTCAGAAAACAATAATAAAGGTCGGATTGTTTATGACTGAAAAAGAATTTTCTCAAAATCTAGGTATAGATATAGAGATTTTTGAAGATGGTCTATTTCCAGATGAAGCCTTTTACATCCCAGCCCTCAAAACTATGTTTTTGAGCGATGCTATATCTGATGAAAAAAGGGTACAAGTCGCTTTACATGAGATAGGCCATAGAAACCACGCGCCAGATACTTATCAGCTTTTTAGGGAGAAATGTGAGATTGAAGCTAACAGAAATATGATCCATCATCTTATGAAAGCTGAGTTGGATATAGCTGAAGATACCACTACATTTAATTACCTGGTTTTCATGGAGAAATACAACCTAAAAACCATTGCCGATGAAACAATGGTTAAAGAGGAATATTTAGCTTTACTTAATTGAAAAAGGAATAGGATAAAATGAAAAAAATATTTCTTGTATCATCTGTTTTGCTTTGTGCACTTTTTATTTCAACCGCTTGTACAAATCAAACGCAAAAATCATCCAGCGAACCGACTACACAATCGTCATCATCTGACGACATCAGCGTAGAAGAATATTTTGATAAGCTATTAACTAAAGTTGATAAGGTCACAAAAGACAATTACAAGTCAGATGATTATAAAATTTATGATTACAAAACAGTTCTACGAGATCCGGAAAAATTCTTCTCTTTAAAAATGAGAATCGACAATCTGGAGATAGTGCAAATTTTTAAAGAAGG